CGCATCGGCGGCTCGCACGATCGAACGGCGCGGCGTCAGGACCGGCGTACGCCGTGGCGATCGATGCGGATGGTGGCTAGTGGCGCTATCACATTGGCGCAGGAAATGGCGTCAGACAAAGCCCGGTAACGACATTGCGCCGGCAATGTACCCCCGATCTACCCCCAAACGGGGCAAGCAGGCGCGAGAGAGATAACCGCGCATGGAGCAAGGATGGGTCCGGCCCTCTCCTTTATAGCCTCTAAAATTCGTGGGGGCTTCGGAAAAGGGTAATATCGGTAACAGAATCGCCAAAAGTGCCATTTTTATGTTGCACATCAATCAGTTGCGATGCGTCGAAAAAGGTAATTTCAAGGTAATATGCAGGTAACAAGATTACCTATTCAAAAGGTAATTTCTAGCGGATCAAAAACCCTTTCGAATCATATACTTGTGCAGATATTACTTTTCGAGTTACCTCTCCTAACCGTTTCGAGGTAATAATTAAATCGTTTCGGTTCAGTGGGTTGCGCGCGAATTTCGCCGGCCTAACCGATATTACCTTTTTCCGTGCACGCCACGCCTTTGTAAGCCGCCCAACGCGTCAAAACGCCTTGTATGGCCTGCGCTGCGGCGCTTCGCGTCAAGGTATCCCGCCTTCGAAGTCCTGCGCCGCGCGCCACCAGCGCCCGCTGGCGGGCTGGGCGGCCAGCCGCATCAGGTGGGTCAAAATCGAGTGGTAGGCCGGGCAGGCGTGGCGGGGGGACGACGGCGCGCGCCGGGGTGTCGGCTGGCCTTACAGGCGGCGACGGCAGACCTTACGCTCGCGCGCGAGCGCGCAGCGGCGGGCGCGAGGCATGAAAAAGCCGCCCGGGTGGGCGGCTGGTCGATGGGTATGGCTGACTGGCCTAGCGCTTGTGCTGCGGGTCGCGCCCTGCTCGCGGGATCTGGTATTGCTCCAGGTATCCGCTATGGAATTCGTCGCGCGGCGTCTCGGCGAGTGTGTAGCCGAGCCGTCGCGCCATGCGCAGTGTCACCGTTCCCCACGTGGCTGCGCCTTCCCCCTGAATGTGTTGCAAGCAAAGGCAGGCGTGGCGCGGGTCGATCGGCGTCGACGAATCCAACATGGCCAGGAGATGCGCGAGCGCCAGCGCAACGTCGTGCACTGCGGAGTCGACCAGTGTGTTCGGGTCGCGCGCATCCAGCCATGGCGATGGTGGCTGCAGCTCGCCGACACGACGTTCCCGGTAGATGGGTGGCATGCGACGGTTGCGCATCAGGTGCACCTGCAGCCGCCCCAGTCCCGCGCACACGGTGATCAGTGTGGCCCGTGCCTTCGCGTCATCCATCGCGCCAGTGTGCCACCGCTCCGTCACGAAGCGGTGGGGTAGGCGCGATCGCGACGGCCTTATGCGCTACGCGGCGGCCGCGGCGAGGTCGGGCACCGCGGCGATGGTGTATGGGCCGAAGCGGACGATCTCTTCGCCGGCCCAATCGTTGATCTCGCGGAAGCGGGTCTGCAGCGGCACAAGCTCGTTGGCGGCGAACACCTGGGCGGCCTTGATCACGTCACCAAAGCCACTGGTCGCGTTCGGCACGATGCCGAGCAACTGCGGCGGCACGCGGTGCGCGGCGAGGATGTCATCGCGGCTCGCGGTCTTGATGCCGGTGAATTCATCCTTTGCCGCGACCTCGCCGACGGGGATCAACTGGATGCCATCCTTTTTGCCCTGCGGGCTGTACATGAACAGGTTCCGGAAGTTGCCCGGCCCCTTCGCATCCTTCAGCGCCTGGCGCAGGTTGGTGATGTCCTCTTCCTGTTGCGCCGGGTCGGTCATGTACAAGATGAAGCCGGCGTGCGAACCGTTGAGGTAGTACTTGCGCCGGAACAACGTCGCGCTCTCGTTGAGCAACGCCGACTGGATCGCGCTCAAGTATTCCGGCATGCCGTAGATTTCCTGATCGATGTCCGGTTCCGACAACTGGAACACCGCACCCGGCTCGAACTCATGCACGGGCTCGAACCCGCGCACAAAAAAATACTGATCGAGGTTTTCCACGCCGCGTCGCGTGTATTTCGCCATCGAGCGCCGATAGGACAATGCCTTGCCGCTCATCGCGCGCACGCGCTCAAGGTAGGCGTCGCCGAACACCAGGTAATCGAGCGCGAGACCGGCGAAGTCGCGTCGACTCAACCGCGGGTGTGGCTGCAGCGTCGAGGTCAGAATGTTGCGCTTGACGTAGATCGCGCTCGAATGGTGCGGCGCCGCGCGGAAGGTGTCCGACAACCCGAACGGCGACACCGGCGGCTCGTACCACTTGCCATTCTTCCAGCACTCGATGTAGTCGAGCAGCCCGCGCCGATCGAGCACCGGCGTCGGGTCGCCGAAGGTGAACGCCTCGGCCTTCGACGTGGCGACGGCATTCTGGGCAACCGGCACCAATGCGCCGGCGGTGGAGTGGTGCTTGCGTTTGCGGGACATCAGGATATCTCCAAGATGGAACGGTTGGTGCCGGTCGCGCCTTCGATCGGCTCGTTGATCAGGGCATGCATAGTCGCCCACGCGAGATCCGCGTGGCTGGTTTCTTCCGAGCGCCCGGCGACATAGGTCACCTTGCGGCCGGATGTCGTGAGCGTGCGGCGAATCGACATGAAGCTCTGCACCACGTCGCGCCATCCGGCGTCGAATTCGAGACGGTCGTGGGTGATCACGTCCTGCGCCTTCATGATCATCATCGACTTCACTTCCGGGCTGTACTGGATCGCCTGCGCAGCCGGGAACCATTGCCGCACCAGCCGGTGCACCGCGGCGCCGATGCCGGTGGTGTCGATGCCCATGTAGGTGATGTTGTAGATCCGTGCGAGCTTGTGGATTTCCTCGGCCTGCGCTGAAAAATCCTTGCCGCGAAACTGCTGCTTGTGCAGCACGCGAAACTTGCCGCCCGGCGTCGATGGCGGCGCCACGATCACAACAGCCGCCGCATCGCCGCCGCCGTCGCCGGCCGGGTCGTAGCCCAGCCACACGCCGCGCTGGCCGAACGGCCGCATCGCGAACGGTTTGAAGTCATCCCACTTTTCCCAGGCATCGACCAGGCAACGTTGCATCGTCGCCAGCGGAAACACCGACATCGAATCGTCGATGAACTCGCACAACAGCAACTGCGCGAATTCGTCGGGCGAATACTCGAGCCGCAACTGCTCGATGTCGAACAGGTCGCAGCCGCCGCGCACCGCGTCTTCGATCGTAACGATCTGGCGCCAGATGCCATCCTCGCAGCGGCGACCATCGCGCAGCGCCGCGTGCGAAATATCCAACTCGACCTGTTGATCCTTCGGGCGCCCGCGGTTAAACAGCGCGCCGGCCCACCACGGATAGGCGTCGTGGTTCAGCGACGACGGCGTGCTGAAATAGGTCTGCCGCCACTTCTTGTGCATGGCCATGCCGCTGGCGACCTTGCGCAGCGTCTGGAACCCGTACACCCAAAAGAACTCATCGAAGTAGAGATTGCCGTGGTAGCTCTGCGCGGTGCGCGAGTTGGTGCCAAGGAAATACAACTCGGCATTGTTCGGCAGCACGATCGGGCTGCCGGTCAACTCGATCTCGGCGCCGGCCGCGAACTGCTGGATGTACTGCTTGAAGACGTGCGCCTGCGCCTTGCTGGCGCTAAGAAAAATCTGGTTGCGGCCGGTGTCGATCGCATCCAGCAGCGCCTCGCGTGCGAAATACCAGGTCGCGCCAATCTGGCGACTCTTCAGGATCGCGCGGATGCGCTGGGCAAGCCCGGCCGCGTGCCACTGGCGCTGGTGTTCGAACAGTTCGTCCTCGAACTGCTCGCGCAACGCCACCACGTGGTCGTCGGTGTACTGGTTGCGCTTCGCACGCTTGGCGTTTTGCACCTGCGCGCCCTTGCGGCCGTGCTCGACCAGCTCGGGGCGCAGCTCGCTTTCCTTGCCGGTGCGGTCGTAATTGCGCACGCGCGCCATGCGCTCGATCTGCCGGCCGAGTAGATCGATTTCCTTGTAGTCGCCGCCGGTTTTCTGATCCTTCGCGATCAACTGCACCATCCGCGCTTCGATGGTGGTTTCCACGCGCTCGATCACCGGCGCGGTGTCCCATGCGTCGCGATCCTTCCACGACTGGATCGTGGTGCGCGGCTTGTCCAGCACGTCCGCGATGTCGCTCACCGTCCAGCCCTGCCAGTACAGGCTCCGGGCGCTGCGGCGCGGATCTTCGGATGGCGGCGGCACGAACATGGCGACAGTGTCGCCACGCGTGTGCCTACGCCCTTGTCCGCGCATGCGTAATGCGCCCGATTACGCATCGCGCGCGTTGCGGCATTCGCGCGTGCTGCCGATGCTGGCCGCGACAACCGCATCCGGTATTGCGAGCACATCCCATGGCCAAGAAAACCAAGTTCTTCCGCGTCGCAGTCGAGGGCGTCACCACTGATGGCCGCGAAATCACGCGCGACTGGATTCAGCAGATGGCCGCGACGTACAACCCGGAAAAGTACGGCGCGCGTGTGTTCGCCGAACACATCCGCGGCGCAGTGCCCGATGGTCCGTTCCGTGCGCTGGGTGATGTCACCGCGCTCAAGGCCGAGCCGATCGCCGATGGCGCCCTGAAAGGCAAGCTCGCGCTGTATGCGCAGATCGACCCGAGCGATGCCATGGTCAAGCTGGTCAACTCGGGCCAGAAAATCTATTCCAGCATCGAGGTCGACTCCGCGTTCGCCGACACCAAGCAGGCGTATCTCGTCGGCCTCGGCATCACCGATTCGCCCGCATCGCTCGGCACCGAGGTGCTGGCGTTCGCCGCGCAGCATCCCGACGCCTCGCCGTTCAAGGGTCGCAAGCAAAAGCCGGAGAACCTGTTCAGCGCCGCCGTCGAAAGCGCGATCGAACTGGAACCGGAAACCCCCGCCGAAGATCCGGCCGCAGGTTTCTTCAAGACCCTCACCGACGTGCTGGCCAAGTTCGCCGGCAAGTCCACTGCACAACCGACCGTCGAAGCCGCACCCGCGTCCACCCCGGCCGTCGTGCCGGGTGTGTCCGCGGCGGACATCACGCAAGGCTTCACTGCCGTAAGCGATGCGCTCAAGGCATTCAGCACGGCCAACCAAACCGCGCTCGATGCGCTGCGCAGCGAGGTCAAGGCCGATCGCGAACGCACCGAATCGGCGATCGCGAAGATCAACGAAACGCTGGACGCCACCCCCGCGAACTTCAAACGCCGTCCGCCCGCCACCGGCGGCAACGGCGCCGTGCTCACCGACTGCTGATCGCCGCGTAACCGTTCATCGCGTATCCGCTCACCGCTCACCGCCAATCGCCCAGGAACACCACCATGCGTAACGAAACCCGCGTTCTTTTCAGCGCCTACCTCGACCAGGTCGCGCGGTTGAATGGTGTCGCCAGTGCCGCCACCAAGTTTGCGGCCACGCCCACCGTGCAGCAGACGCTCGAAACCAAGATTCAGGAATCTTCGGCATTCCTGGGCAAGATCAACATCATCGGCGTCAACGAGATGAAGGGCGAAAAGGTGGGCATCGGTGTATCCGGTCCCATCGCCAGCCGCACCGATACCTCCGGCGCCGGCAAGCGCGTGCCGCGCGATGTCAGTGCGTTGTCGACCAACGATTACGAGTGCAAGCAGACCAACTACGACACTTACATCCGCTATGCGCTGATGGATGCATGGGCCAAGTTCCCCGATTTCCAGACCCGCATCCGCGACGTGATCCTGACCCGCCAAGCGCTCGACCGCATCTGCATCGGCTTTAACGGCACCAGTGCCGCGGCCACCACAGACCTCGGCGCCAACCCGCTGCTGCAGGATGTCAACATCGGCTGGCTGCAGCAGTACCGCACCAATGCCGCCGCGCGCGTGATGGATGAAGTCGTCGCTGCGAGCGGCAAGGTCAACGTCGGCGACACCGGCGATTACAAGAATCTGGACTCGCTGGTGATGGACGCCAAGTCCGCCCTGGTCGATGCCTGGTATCAGGAAGACCCGCGTCTCGTGTGCGTGTTGGGCCGCGACCTGCTGCACGACAAGTACTTCCCGCTGGTCAACAAAGACCAGACCGGCCAGGACGCGCTTGCCACCGACATCATCATCAGCCAAAAGCGTGTCGGCGGCCTGCAGGCCGTAAGCGTGCCGTTCTTCCCGGCCGGCACGCTGATGGTCACCGCGCTCGACAACCTGTCGATCTACTGGCAGAACGGCGCGCGCCGGCGCTACATCAAGGATGCGCCGGAAAGCGATCGCATCGAGAACTACGAGTCCTCGAACGACGCGTTCGTGGTCGAGGATTACGGCCGCGGCTGCGTGGTCGAGAACATCACTCTCGTTTGATCACGTTGAGCGGAGCGCCTGCGGGCGCTCCGCTGTTTCACCTTGTCCGCTACCGGAGAGAAGCCATGCATTCACCCGCCCGCGCGCACTTCATCCGCAAGACCACTGCTGCCGCCGTCGCGGCCGCGGCTGGCGAAGCTCCCCGGCCCGATGCGACGCAATACGAATTGCATCTGGCGCAACTGGCCGAGCATCGCCGCGCGCTGAAGCAGATCAAGTCCGTGCAGCGCAAGGTCGAATTCAAGGCCAAGGTGTTGCCGGAATACCTGCCCTACATCGAGGGTGTGTTGGAAGCCGACAGCGGCGCGCCGGATGACGTGGTCACCACCGTCATGGTCTGGTGCATCGACACCGGCCATTTCCACCGCGCGCTCACGATCGCCGAATACGTGCTGCGCCACAAGCTGGCGCTGCCCGACCAATACCAGCGCGACGCCGCGTGTGTCGTCGCCGAGGAAATCGCCGAATACGCGCTGCGTCTGCTGGCCGATCCGAAAGCCGAATTCGACGCGGTCGAGTTGATCGAGCAGTTGCAGCAAACCGCCGAACTGGTCGATGGCCACGACATGCCCGACGAAGTCAGCGCCAAGTTGCAGAAGGCGCTCGGCTATGCGTTGCGCGACAGCGATCCCGCCGCGGCACTGGAGCATCTGCAAAAGGCGCTTGCACTGAGCCCGAACTGCGGCGTCAAGAAAGACATCGAGCGACTGGAACGCGCTCTCAAGAATGCGCAGCCCGCGGCTAACAAAGCGCGTGGCTGACACCCTGCACGCCCCCCAGCGTCCCGGCGGCGCGGCTGGCTAGAGGCTCTCTCCCCTCGACGCCAGCCGCCCACCGCCGGTTTTAATTGAGGTTCGCCGTGAGCGGATTCGTCGCACCAGCCGATGCCACCGACACCACCATCACCAACGATGGCTGGTGGCCCGACGTGGGTTCGGCCAAAGCACGCGACATCCTGCGCCTCGACGGCACCGTCACCGAAGCGCGTCTCGTCGACGCGCTGGTCAGCGCCATCGGCAGCACCAACGCCGAACTGGCCGACTGGCGCGCCCTGCAACTGAACGCCAACGGTGCAGCCTACGCCACGCTCGCCGACGTGCCGGCGCCCGCAATCAACGGCGTCAGCCGCCTGGTGGATCTGTACCAGCGCGCCGTGCGCTGCCTGGCCGGCGCGCACCTGGTCGAGCGCTACCGCAACTTCGACGTCACCGATTCCGGCCAGAAGAAAGCCGACGAGCAGACGCCGTCGATCGACGAACTGCGCCGCGATGCGCGCTGGGCCATCCGCGACATCCTCGGCGTGGCGCGTTCCACGGTGGAACTCATCTGATGCTCACCGTGCGCGCCAACCAGGGCGACACGCTCGACGCCATCTGCTACCGCGTGTTCGGTCGCACCGCCGGCGTGGTGGAAGCCGCGCTCGCCAGCAACAACGGCCTCGCCGATCTCGGCCCGGTGTTGCCAGCCGGCACGCAAGTCACCTTGCCGGAGCCGGCCGACGCCGTGCAGCCAACCGTCGAACTTGTGCAGTTGTGGGATTGATCCAATGACCGAGCGCAGCACCAACATGTTGATGTCCGCACGCGTGATTGTTGAGGGGCTCGCGGTCGCGGGCATCATCTGGCTGGCCTCTTCGGTCACCCAGCAAAACGTCGCGATCGCGCGCCTGCAAACGCAGGTGGCGCAGCTCAATTCGTCGCTCGCCGATGTGCCGCGCCTGTCGCGCGACCTGGCCGTCGCGCAGTCGACCATCGCCGACCAGTCGCATCGGCTCGATCGGCTGGAAACCCGGAGCCATCCATGAAGTTCCTGCCCGAACTGGTGCCCGAAGCGCGCCGCTGGTGGCGCATGAATTCCATGCAGGCGCTGCTGGTGCTCGGCGTGCTCGCCAACTGGTGGCTCAATTCCGCCGACCTGCAAGCCATCCTGCCGCCGCGGCTGGTCAGCGTGATGTCGCCGTTCGTGATCGTGGTGGTCGCGCTGCTGCGCCTGCGGAAGCAAATCCTGCAAGCCAAAAAGGAGCCGCCCCATGGCTGAATCCCTTCGCATCGGTGACGTCGGCGCCGACGTCGCTATCCTGCAGCGTCGCCTCAACGCGCGCGGCGCATCGCTCAATGTCGACCATGTGTTCGGCTCGGCCACCGACGCCGCGGTACGCGATTTCCAGCGTTCGCTCGGCTTGGTGGTGGATGGCATCGTCGGCCCGCGCACGCAGGGCCTGCTGCTGGGCGTGGTGCCGCCTGCGTACGCGCTCACGCAAGCAGACGTTGAAGCCGCCGCGGCGACGCTTGGCTGCGATGTCGCCGCCATTCAAGCCGTGGTCAGTGTGGAATCGCCCAAGGGCGGATTCCTGCCCGACGGCCGCGTCGTGATCCTGTTCGAACGTCACGTTTTTTACCGGCAGTTGCAAGCCGCCGGCATCGATCCTCGCCCGCTCGAAGTCGTGCGCCCGGACATCTGCAATCCCAAGCCGGGCGGCTACATCGGCGGCCCCGGTGAATACGCGCGCCTCGCCGCGGCCAAACAGTTCAACGAAGTCTGTGCACTGGAGTCGGCGAGCTGGGGTCGCTTCCAGATCATGGGCAACCATTACGAAACGGTCGGCTATGCGACGGTGCAGGATTTCGTCGCCGACATGGCCACTGGCGAGGCTGCGCAACTGCGCGCGTTCGTCAAACTCACCATGGATGACGCGGATCTGCACGAAGCGTTGCAGCACCGCGACTGGCTCACCTTCGCGCGGATCTACAACGGCCCCAACTACGCGATCAATCACTACGATGCGCGCCTTGCAGCGGCATTCAAGCTGCACGGCGGCGTCGCTGCACCCATAACCCCCGAAGCCGTAGAGGCGAAAGCGGCGGTGACTTCCGCGCCGGAAGAAACGGACCCGACCACTCCCAGCACGGACGCTGGCACCAGCCGCCGGGGCAAGCGCAATGCGAAAGCCGAGGCGACCGCGTGAACAGCATCCTCACCAAGCTGATTATCGTCGCCGGCCTGGCCGCGTCGCTGTGTGCGTACTACGCCATCACCCAGCATCAGTTGCGCAGCGCGCGCGCGGAAATCGTGACGCAAACCACGCGCGCCGATGGGCTGGCCGCGCAACTCAAAGCCGCGCAAGCCGACACGCGCATCGTCACCCACTACGTCGACCGCATGCGCACCGTCACCGAACGCGGCGCCACCATCGTCCAGAAGGTACCAGTCTATGTCCCGCAAACTGTTGTGGCTGGCTGCACTGTCAATCGCGGCTTTGTCCGCCTGCTCGACGCCGCCGCCACGTCCGTTGATCTGCCCGCCGCCGCCAGCGCCGCTGATGCAGCCGCCGCCGGCATTGGGCTCGATGCCGTCGCCGGCAGCGTCGTCGGCAACTACACCCAAGCCAACGCCACCCGCGAACAGTTGATCGCGCTGCAGGCGTGGGTACGCGCCCACAGCGCACCCGCATCCACCGGATCCACGGGACCGCCCTAGTCCAGCGGTCCAGCGCGCCCGCCGCCGCGCGGGCAGGGGATCAGCCGGCCAGTGCCCCGCGTCCGTTCATAGCGCAAAAACCCCGGCAGCGCGGGCGTCGGAACAGCCGCGTCGCGGCGGGCTTCATGTCGGCCTCCTCCGCCGGCGTGACCGCGCAATCTTCCGCCACGACTGTTTCACCGCCAGCTTGATCAAACTCGCAATCGCTCTTCGCATCGCGGAACTGTAGCCCACATGTACAAACCCGCAAGCCTGCGTGCCTTCCTGGTCGGCGCCATCCCCGAGTTGGCGCGCGATCCCGACCGCTTGAGCATCTACATCAAGGATGGCAGCCTGGTCACGACCATGGCGCCCGGCCTGTCGTTCGAGTACCGCTACACGCTGGATATCATCCTCACCGACTTTGCCGGCGATCCGGACGCGGTCATGGCGCCGCTGGTCGCATGGATGCGCACCAACCAGCCGGACGCGATGGCCAATGAACAGCAGGCCGCGCGCGCCATCACCTTCGAGGCGGACATTCTGTCCGATGCCGCAGTCGATCTTGCTATCAGTTTGTCCCTCACCGAACGCGCCATCAGCGTCGCGCGCACCGATGGCGGCTACGACGTCACCCACCCGCCGGAACCGCAGCCCGAGCCGTGGCTGTCGACGCCCACGCATTGGCAGCTTTACGTCAACAACGCGCTGGTCGCCGAGTGGGATCAACCCACCGCGTAGTCATGGCCGACATCCTGCGCGACTTCGAGCAATGGGCCGGCGCGCTGATGCAGCGCCTCGGCCCCGTCGCGCGCCGCAAGCTCAACACGCAACTGGCGCGCGAACTGCGCAAGCGCCAGCAGGCGCGCATCGGCGCGCAACAGAACCCCGATGGTTCGGCGTGGGAGCCGCGTGGTCGGCTGCGGCGGCAACGCGGCAGCATCAAGCGCCGCGCGCAGATGTACATGGGCCTGCGCCAGGCGCGGCACATGAAACTGCTCGCCACCGCCGACGAAGCCACCGTGCAGTTCGCCGGCCGCGATGCGTGGATCGCGCGCGTCGCGCAATACGGTCTCATTGACAAGGTCAGCCCGCGCGGTCCCAGCGTGCGCTACCCCAAGCGGCAACTGCTGGGGTTCAGCGATGCCGACCGCGAATTCGTGCGCGATTTCCTGATCCAGCACCTGTTGCCGGATGCGTGACGGGCGTCGCACGCGGCGCTTGACTCGCGGGCCGAGCAGAGCGTCCATGGTCGCGTGTTCCACGGAGAGAGCCCGTCATGAAAACCCCGCGTTTCCTCAAGTTCGCCGCGACCCAAGACCAAGCCGAAACCACCGCGCGCCGCATGACGGCCGCGCACGCCCAAGGCGATCGGCAGATCTTCGCCGTCATCGAAGGCCCGCGCGACGATTGGGCGGTGGTGGACCTCATGACTGCCATCGAATCCGGCCAGCGCTACAGCTGGTCCGCGTGACAAGCGGCGCACGCCGCGCGCGCGTGTAGGGCAACCCCTACGCCGCTTCCGCCTTCGCGCAAGCCGCTTCCAGCCGCGCACGCGCCACGTCGAAGTAACCCGGCGACAGTTCGCAACCGACGAAGCGCAAGCCCGCGCGCAGCGCGCTCACGCCCGTGGTGGCGCTGCCGCAGAAGGGATCGAGCACGGTACCGCCCGGCGGCACGATGCGCACCAGTTGATCCATCAACGGTTCCGGCTTGCCCACCTGGTGGTGCTTGCCGCCGGCGCGCGGCTGCACCGCAAACACGCCGGGCAGCACCACCGGGTTGGCGCGCGCGTGCATCGGCCCGCGGCTGGCCCACACCACGTATTCGGCCTGGCTGCGGAAGCGCCCGCGCTGCGGGCGACAGCCGGGCGTCTTGTCCCATACCACGATGCCCTGCCACACCAGCCCGGCCACCTGCACCGCGTCGGTCATCGTCGGCAGCATGCGCCAGTCGATGAACGCCAGCAGCACGCCGCCGGGTTTCAAGGTCCGCATGCATTCGGTCAGCCACAGCGTGGCCCACGCGGCGAATCCGCGCTGGTCGCGAAAGTCGCCCTCGAAATCCGGCAGCACGTTGCGCTGTCCGGTGTTCACGTATTTCTGGCCGGTCGGCCGTGCGCGTTCGGCCATGGTCTGCCCGCCGCTGCAATAGGGCGGGTCGGTGATCACGGCGTCCACGCTGGCATCGGCCAGCGTGCGCAAAAAGGTCAACGCCTCGGCGTGGTGAAGTTGAAAGCGGGGTGTGGGCATGGCGGCAACGGTGCGGTGAAGTTGCCGCACGTTCCCATGCACGCCGGCGCGCGCATCCTGCCCT